GAGAGATCCAGTCTATAGCGCACTGATCTGCAACCTCTTTATAAATTTTGATCCGCTGATGCATATTTTCAGTAATTGCATCATTATTTCTTAATTTCTCAAGCTCTGCTCTACTTATAGCCATATTACCGGCTCCCTCTAAATGATATTTGCTCATCCTGGTAGATCCTAACTCCAGGTATCTCTCTTATCCCAAACCTAATGCCGGCCATGATCTTTTTCTCATTGATCTCTAAGTATTCTCTAGGGATAAGCGCCTGATCAGTGATCTCAAAAGTCCATACTTTTTTAGTGCTGGCGGTTCCTGCAGCGGAGGATACTTTCTTTATCTCCGCAATAGGGGTTGCGGTTGCCAACTGTATCTCGGTTTGCTTTTCAACTTTTTCAATAGCCAGCTCATGTGACATCTCT